ACGAGATAAGGAGTTAAACTAATGGCAACGCACTTAGTTATAGGTGACCCTCATTGTACACCTAAAGCAAGCAATGAAAGATTTCTGTGGGCAGGTAGACTTGCAGCAGATTATAAAGTTTCTCATATAATATGTATGGGTGACTTTTGTAGTATGGATTCTTTATCCTCTTATGATAGAGGTAAAAAATCTTTTGAAGGTAGAAGATACCAAAAAGATATGGATCATTCGCATGAAGCATTATCTTTGTTTAATAAAGGTCTAGGCAAACATAAAGCTAGAAAGATTATGTTGCATGGTAATCATGAAGATAGAATAGATAGATTTGTAGATGAAAATCCAGAGTTAGATGGTACAGTTAAAATTGGTGATCTTAAATTTAAACAATATGGTTGGCAAGAAATACCTTACAAAAAAATTAAAGTAGTAGATGGTGTACACTATTGCCATCACCTACCCTCTGGTATTATGGGCAGTGCAATATCTGGTGAAAATATTGCAAGATCTATCTTGACAAAACACAAAGTTTCTGCTACAGTAGGGCATAGTCATTTGTTAGATTATGCAGTATCAACATTACCTAATGGTAAAAAATTACATGCACTATCTGCAGGATGTTATTTAAATCATATCGAACATTTTGCTAGAGATACTCAGCATATGTGGTGGAGTGGTTTAATACTTAAAAAAGAAGTTAAAGATGGTAATTATAATATGGAGTTAATAGATATTAAAACTATAAGGAGAGAGTATGGCAGAAAGTAATTATGTATTTGAAGAACCAATAGATTCTAAAAGAACATATAAATATGAAAAAGATCATACTCATGATATGTCTTATGAGAATGAAAGAAAACATAATAATGTTCACTCGCCTGCTCATTACAAACATGGTAAAAAAGAAACTATAGAAGTTATACGAGACTGTATGGAGAATGATGAGTATCATGGATATCTTAAAGGTAATGTTTTAAAATATGTATCTCGTTATAAATTTAAAGGAGAACCATTGCAAGATTTAGAAAAAGCACAATGGTATTTAAATAGATTAATAAAGGAGGTTAAATGACGCATGGTGAAAAAATGTCTTTACTTGGTAAGATAAATATACTATATGAACTTGCTATAGAAATATCAAATAAAATAAATAAATTAAATCAACAACTAGAGGAGGCAGAGAAAAATAATGGGAGCAGTAAAACAAGCAATAATTGAAGTAGAAGATTTCGTTGCAGGTTGTTTGCGTGAAGGTAGGACGTTAAACCAAACTATACGAGATGCCAGAGAATCAATGGCAGCAAAAACTAATCCTTACTTAGATGATGAGGATTTAGTAGAAAATAAATACTACCAATTTAAAGGAGCAGAGTAATGAGAGATCTATTTATAGATGCACTTAAACGTAAGTATGAAGCAGAGATAGCAGCAGGTAAAGCAACTGCTAAAGTTTATTTTGATAAGCCAGTTGCTATTGGAGAACATCCACAATTTCTTGATGAATTAGATAAAGTATTAACAAATATATCTAATGCAGAAGAAAATTTAAAAACATTATCAAAGCACTTTGACAATAGTGTTTATGATGATGATATACCATTTTAATAGGAGGATAAATGGCTGAAGAAAAAACAAAAACAAAACAAGCAACACCAAAAACCTATGCAATTAGCTCTGAGCAGTTAATGGATATAATGAGATATTTAATGACAAGACCTTATGGAGAAGTCGTTAAAATTATGAACTCTATATCTGCACTAACTCCAGTTAATATACAAAAGGAGAATGTGTCTGATGAAAGAAAAAAATAATCTAGATAAATACACTGGAATATTGTTTGAGTTAAAAATAGGATTAAATAAAGATAATGCTATTGTAGTAGATTATGGTGGTAAACCCGTTGGTAAAATACGAGATGCTTTAAAAGGTTTTCCATATCAAGCTAACTTATGTGCTGCCATAATTAATCATGCAAATTCTATGGGTAAAAAAATGCAAGACGATATAAAACAAATAATACAAAAAATATGAAAAAAGACGTAAAAGAAGTTATACAACAAGAAGAAGTACATTTAAACAATTTATTATCACAACAAGATTTATTATCTTTTAAAGGAATGGTAGATGAGTTGCGTGATACATGGACTAAGAAACAAATGTTTCGAACAGAAACAGAAGCAAGGTTTTCTGTGTTACAAGATAATAGATATCCAACAAAAGCTGCAAAGTATTGGCAGTGTGTAAGAGAACAATCTAGTTATCTTGATAATTTAATGTCTCTATCATTTGATTATAGAAGAAATGAAGCAAAAATTAAATGGTTAGAAAAAAAAATAGATAAAGAAGAAGATGATTATAAAAAAACTAAATACGAAATAGACTTAGACGAAGCTAGATTTGGTAAAGCATCTATGGAAAAAACAGCTAGGCATAGAATGAGAGAAATAAAAATGTGGTCTAAATTAAAAGGTGAATTTAATGATGGATCTTTTAATGACAAAGATGTTAATCAACACCAATTAGAATCTTATGGTAAACAGTATCATGAGAAGGCAAAAACATTAAATGCAAACTCTAGTGAAGCTGAGATATTTAATGTTATGGGTCAGTTGCAATCTCTACAAAGGATTAAAAAATCTGGTGAATTAGAAAGTAGTTACAAAGAAGCAGAGAGACTTACTCAACATGAAAAACCTAAAGTTTGATTTTGTATTTTTAGGACAATCTATTTTAAAGTATCAAGTACCCCTTGATATTTTTCATGCAATTAATAATATATATGAAAACAATAAAGATAGATTAGATAAAGCTAATGGGCAGTTAGTTGGTAAAATACAAGATGAACACTCTTTGTTTTATCAAGGTAAAGATCAAACAAAAATGAAAAATCATAATAGATTACCAATTATAATAACAGATTATTTTACTGAAATGTTTAAACACTATTTATTTTTTAATAAAATAAAAGAATATAATTTACATCTTAACTCTATTTGGATAAATGAAATGAAACAGCATGAGTATAATCCTGCACACATACACAGAGGAACTTTGTTTACTGGACTATCAAGTGTAATGATTTTAAAATTACCATCTACATATGGTAGAGAATATTCTGCATCACAAACACCACAAAATGGTAGGCTACAAATATTAGGAGCAGCTAATGGTCAGTTTGCAAAGATAGATTATCAACCACCAATGGATCTTAGAGACTTTTATATTTTTCCATATGATATGAGACATACAGTTTATCCATTTAATGGAACTTATGAAACAAGAAGAACACTAGCTGCAAATTGTGATGTTGAATTTGACCCAATAAAAAATAGAGGTGCAGCATGATTACTGAACCACGTTGGAAATCTTATATTGTTGAAACAACTAATTCTATTTTTACACCAGAACAATGTCAAATGATTATTAAAGCAGGAAGATCTGAACCAAAAACTAATGCTTCTGTTGGCAGTAAAGAAGGTAATAAAGGTGGAATAATTGATACTAAAACAAGAACTTCACATATTAGTTGGATACCATTTAAGAAAATGACAGAGATGTATAAGACTATTGAAAAAATTATGAAGACTACAAATGGTAATCATTTTGGTTTTGATGGAATGCAAATTACAGAAATGGCACAGTATACAGAATATCCAGAAGGAGGATTCTATGATTGGCACGTTGATAACGATGTAAATTTTCAACATGAACCACCAGTTAGAAAAATATCAATGACTTGTTTATTATCACCAGAGTCAGAGTTTAAAGGTGGTGATTTAGAACTAATGACAGAAAATAAAATTGCAAAAATAAAACAAGGACAAGCTATATTTTTTGCATCATTTATTAGGCATAGAGTTAAACCAGTAACACAAGGTACAAGAAAATCTTTAGTAATGTGGTTTGGGGGCACACCATTAAAATAATGCATAGAGAATTACATTTTCCAACACCTATTTATATTGCAGATATAGAACATCCAACTCTTAATCAAGAACTTGAAAGAGATATTACAGATTGGGCTAAACAAGATAAGGGTATAGTAAGAACTAATGTTCAAGGTTGGCACTCTACTACCAATATGCATGAGTTGCCTCAATTTAAAAAATTAGTCGACATGCTATATGCGTGTCAAAATACAATATACGAACAAGAATACTATGAAAGTAAGCCATTTTTAGGTAATATGTGGGCTAATATAAATCCACCAGGTGGAATGAACAGAGCACATCAACATCCAAACTCGTTATGGTCTGGTGTATATTATATTAAAGCACCTAAAGATTCAGGACATTTAAAAATAGATGATCCAAGATCAACTGCTGCAATGATTAGACCTATGCAAAAAAAAGGTAAGATACCTGTAAGATTATATAGAGAAACACACTATGAACCTATTGCTGGAAGATGTATTATGTTTCCATCTTGGTTAATGCACTGTGTAGATCCTAACAAATCTAATGATATAAGAATATCTGTGTCTTTTAATTTTTTACAGAAAGGTATGTTTGTATGACATTTAAAATAAAAAAATATCAAGTAATTAAAAATGCTATATCATATGAATTAGCTAACTTTATATTTAATTACTTTATGCTTAAAAGAGATGCTGTTAAATTTATGTATGATAATAACATTGTATATAATACTAGTATACTTGGTACATGGTCTGATGAACAAGTTCCAAATACATATTCTCATTATGCAGATTTTGCTATGGAAACTTTAATGATTAAAGTATTACCTAAAATGCAAGAAGAAACAGGATTACAATTAATACCTACATATTCTTATGCTAGAATATATAAACATGGTGATATATTAAGTCGACACAAAGATAGACCATCATGTGAAATATCTACTACATTAAATTTAGGTGGTGATCCTTGGGCTATATTTATAGATGATACAGGATCTGATAATGTTATAGATGAATATAAAAATATACATAAACCTAATGCACCTAAAGGAACTAAAATTACTTTAGATGTAGGTGATATGCTAGTTTATAGTGGTTGTGAATTAGAACATTGGAGAGAACCTTTTGAAGGTAATATTTGTGGTCAAGTATTTCTTCATTATAATCATATTGATGGTCCATTTGCTAATAAAAATAAATTTGATGGTAGATCTATGTTAGGTATACCTAAACTAAATTTTGGTTAGTTTATATTAGCCAAAAAAAAAGACACCTAGAGGTGGTTCTCTAGATGTCTTGTGTTGCTTGGGGGAGTCTATATGGCTCCCCTTTTTATTTTAGGGTGTTCATTTGATTCATTAAAGGTTTTCTTTTAGGAATCAACATATTTTCTGTTTCTATTATTGGTTTAATTCTATCATTATATACATTTGCTAAAAAACTAGGATAATCTGTTCTTTCTGCGTATGGACTCATACCTTTAAACATGTCCTCTACTTTTTCTGTAGATTCCATAACACTTTTATATCTATCATCTGTCGATATTAAAGATAAAAATTGCCTAATACTAGCTTTACTATCAGGAAAACTAGCTATATTAACACCACCTGTAGTAGTAACAAAATCTTGATTACCTATTGGTTTCATACCAAAATAGTTATTACCTTTTTGTGCAGTAGGTGCACCTTTAAATTGAAAGTTACCAGTTTCTGCAGCAGCTACAGTTGCTATAAATCCTGTAGGTATTTTTCTTTCAATAGAATCTTCTGGGTACTCT